GTCGCGTACGAAGAATGCTCTCACGGATTCATATAACGTGTGGGATCGTAGACACGTTCTTTCAACATCCACTCAAGATTTGGATGATTTTGCGAAGCGTGCCATGAAGAATGTGATATACTTCTCGACCCACACTGGAGTGATTAATAGAGCTTACGCACTGGGTGTTCGTGGACAGTATGTTGTTACGAACAAGCATTTGTTCAGTGGCAGTGCAAAGGGCACTATTAGGGTGTATGCTTCCTTTGAGAGGGATGATGCAAAGTATCAGGAATTCGCTTTTGAGGACGGAGATGTCGTTGAAATTGCGAATGATGTGGTTATGTTACGCATACCATGTCGAAAGTTCCTTGATTTGACGAACTCGCTGAATGACGGACTAGATCCTGACTTCGCGACGGGTTTTGTCGCATTGACACCCACACGTTTTACTTCCACCAAGGTGAAGCTCATGGACAAGAATGTCGGGGAGATAATCTTGGATGATGCCGTTATGTATGAGTGGGAGGAAAACAAAGGAGGTAATTGTGGCTTGCCACTCACCTGTCGAATTGGGGGCGGAGATTACCTCATTGGCATACATGGTGCAGCTGCTGAGCCTACGCAGTTTTCCTTTGGTCCTAAGTTCACTCGTGAACAGATTTTGAGGGGGATTTGCCAACTTGATGCTAGGTGGTCTTCTATACTGCCTATTGCGTCTCATGCTGACACTTCTATTCAACTAGAAGCTCCTCTTCCTAAGTCACCCGTTCATTATTTAGAGCTCCGCGCTATTGAATATTACGGCAAATTGAATGGACCCGTTCTTATGAACAAAACGTCTGAGATTGTACCAAGTCCCATATCTGAGAGTGTCGATATGCTCTTTGGGAAACATTTTCCCAGAGAGGTGTTCTCAGTTTATTCACCTCCCGTGATGAAACCTACACTCTTACGTGGGAAATACACCAATCCTTATAACGTTTTCTTGGAGAAGGTAGCGATTAATAAGAAGAGCTTTTGCCTTCTTAACTTTCAGCCTATTGTTGATGAACTTGCTGATAGATTCGTCGCTGTGATCCCAGAAGACCAACGCGGTAAATGGACTCCTTTGACGGCACTACAGGCCTTGAATGGCATTCCGGATGATGTTTACGTCCGAAAGATTGACCTTAGTACTGCGGGTGGCTTTGGTTACCCCGGTAGTAAGAGACCTTACGTTGAGGGCGATCAGCCAATGGCCAAACTCTCCAACAAAATGGAGAAAGATGTCAACATTTTGCTCAATGCCCTTTCGAGTGGTGATTACGTGCCGACTATTTTTGAGTGTCAACTCAAGGATGAGCCTAGACTGCTTGAGAAGGTCTTGAAGGGGAAGACGCGCGTTTTTTGCACGTCTTCTTTCCCGAGCCTTCTCGTACAACGAATGTTTTTGGCGCCGATGTATTCAGCCATTGTTGAGGTTGGACATCATTTTGGCATTGCCATCGGAGTCAATATGCACACGCAAGCTGAGAAGCTGTGGAACAAAATGATAGCTTTCTCACAGAAGTGGATGGAAGGCGACTATAGTGGCTACGACCTGGCTATGCCAGTCGAACTAGCGATTGCGTCAGCTTCTTTGGTGTATAAGGTATGCCAAAAGATGGGATACAATGAGGAGGCATTAGCTATGTTAGCCGGAGTTTTGACGGATCAAATATTTCCATATTTGTCCGTTAATAAAGACGTTTTTGTTGTTCCCGGTTACCAGCCATCCGGTAAATACGGTACAGCTGAGGATAATTCTCTTAGGGGACTTATATTGCTGATGGCTTATTGGTACACGTCCAGAGAGAGTGGCACATTCTTTGAGAATTGTTGTCCGCTGATATATGGAGACGATGTGTTGGTAGCTGTTAAGGAAGAACATGGCGAATTTATGAATAACATTTCATACGCCGATTTTATCAAAAGCAATACATCGATGGAATATACCAGTGCCGCTAAAGACGGAAAGCTTTCTAAGTTTGTCCATCCCCGAGATGCGAGTTTCCTTAAAAGGAAGTGGTATAACCGCTCGTGGTTCGGAGATCATGTCGTTGCGGCTCTTTCTCTCGATTCAATCAAGCGCAGTCTTAATTGGATCCTCCCATCGAAGCATGAAACGCTTGGTAATCAGGTAATTAGCACCACTAGCAGTGCAATGAGAGAACTCTTGTTCCATTTGCCCCCCAATGAAGTGGAGGCAATCAGGATCAGCCTCAGTGGAGCAATAGCCAAATGGTTGAAAGTAGATAAGGACCTCGTCCTTTCGAAAATTCCTAAGGCTGCCGAAATCCATGATTCATTACTTAGACATCAGGAGTGGTGTGCAGATGGTTCGTTGCCATGTGAGGAGCGTGTCAGTTTCTGGAAGCGCTTCACGTGGAATGACCTTTTTGGTATGGAAATTACCCCCCAGAGTGATTCAGACGAGAAAGAGGATAACTCTGACGTGCCGCCCGAGATGGAATTCAGTGATTTGGCGTATGAGATGCGTAATAAGATGAATGCTCTTATACAGGCGTCAAAGGGCGTCATGGATTTTGAGACCGCTAGGGTTTCAAAAACCTCTGAAGCTTACTTTTGCCAGCGCAATTTTCGGGCTGATGTGGATAGAGCATTGTATATCCACTCTGAAATAGTGTCACTGCAACAATCTTTAAACATCCTGTCACTGGGTATGAAGAAAATTCAGTTGCCGCAAGCGGTGACGCAGTCGTTGTCGGAAGTGGTTCCTCAGGAGTCAGTGCGAGAAGAGAAACACGTCACTTTAACTGATGTTGATGCCGAGATAGCCACAGCTAACACTATCATGAAAATGAGCAATGTTCACATTTACAAGGATAGTAAGGAGGACTTGGATTCATTTTTTTCACGCCCTCAGCTTTTGGCGACTGCGAACATTACGCCTTTGTCGACGCGCTTCTATCATGATGTGTGGGATTTGTATTTTGCGAACCCCACCGTCAGAGCCAAACTGCGTAACTATTCGATGATACGTGCCAATTTGCACCTGAAGTTGACTTTGACGGGCACTCCTTATCATAAGGGTTCCCTATTGGTCAGCTATATTCCTTTACCCAAAACAAATGCTGTTTATAACATGTATTTGTCTGTTGGTGCAAATGGCAACAATTTTTCGAAGTGGCTCTCTCAGGTTCCTGGCGCTATGAAGTTAGATATACGTTTGAATAAACCCTATGAGATGACTGTCCCTTTTATTGCGCCAAATCCAGCGGCTAGATTGTATAATGCTAGTCCCTCGGCTTTATCTGATGCTTCCAGCATTAATGACATTGCCGATCTTGGTGAGTTAGTTATTGGAGTTTTGAATGGGATTTCAGCAACGGGCGGCGCTACTGACCCTTATTATTATCTGTACGGATGGCTGGAAGATGTTGAGTTGGGACCTCCAACTGCCACTGTTATGACAATCACGACTCAAGGAGACGGTGATGAACGCAAAACTGGCCCAGTGGAGAAGTATTCTACCGCCGCTAGTCAAGTGGCTATGGCCTTGAGTTCCGTTCCAGTCATTTCACCTTTTGCGCGGGCTAGTGCAATGGCTCTTTCCGCCATGTCGAGCATTAGCTCCTTGTTCGGATGGTCTTTGCCAGTTATGACCACTCAACCTATGCGGGCTAGGGTAGAACCTTTCCAAAATTCAGCGAATCTGATTGGGTATGACACCGGACACCGCATAACCATGGACCCTAAGCAAGAATTGACTGTCGATCCCAGAGTATGTGGGAGCGATACAGATGATATGATGATTTCTGCAATTGCTAAGAGAGAGTCTCTTCTTGATCTCCAGACATGGAGTTATTCCTCTACTCCCATGACTCCAATATGGAGAGCCTTCGTCATGCCCCAGATGCATCGGAGATATGTCAATCTTAGTAAGAATTATGTTCAACCTACAGCACTTCATTATTCCTCTATTCCTTTCCAGGCGTGGCGTGGGTCTATAACACTTGTGTTTACCTTTTACCCCACATCTTTCCATAGAGGGAAAATTGCTGTGTTTTATGAGCCGAACTGTGATCAGTTCTCATTGATATCGGCCGGTTTATCGTTGAACAAAAATTACTTAGCGATTATTGATTTGCAGACTACCACAGAGGTTTCCGTTTGCATCAAATGGGCCCAGCCTAGATACTATCAGCAATGTGCCCCTGATAGCGTGTCACAGAACAGCATTAGCAATTCTTCATCTGCTTCTGTTATGCGTGACTACGCCAATGGTTGGGTTGCGCTGGTACCTATAACTAATTTAGTGGGACCGGCCGGATATAGCGTCGATTATGCCGTCACTGTTTACAGCGACGACATCGAGTACGCTTATCCTGACCAGTCTTTGTTACCCACTATCACGACTCAGGGAGACACCACCACCCAATTGGATGGACCGTGTGTCGATCTAGTCGATATTAGTTCCGACGGCACCAGAGCAGCACAATTGCACTATGGGGAAAGAGTTTTCTCATTTAGGGCGTTATTGAAGCGATTCACACAGACTGACCGTAAGACATTAGTTGTTGCAGCATTTAATCCGGGCGATTTTGTTGCATATCGCTCCAGGATCATTCCACCTTTGCTGCCGTCTCCGACTGGAGTCACTACTGATGCGTCAGCAACCAGTCTGTTGTCGTTCCTTCGACCTTCATACCTAGGTATGCGAGGCGGATTCAGGAAAAGAATTCGTATAACGGGACATAATCCGGCCACTATGGCTATGATTAGTGTGCAGCTTGACTCCCCTGACCTAGCGAGTACGCCGACTTTTACATTGGTCGGTAACTCCAACATTACTGGTATCAGGGGGGCAACGCAGTTTATCCCTTACACGAACTCTGGAATTGAGTTCGAAGTGCCCTGTTACACCAACAATTTGTTTGGTGCCCCTTCAAACGCAGATGTGTACGATCCTACTATGTCCACTATGTTTCTTCCAAGAGCATTGAGGACATACACCGTTTTTATGGATTGTACATCATCAGCAACCTATGTCGCGAGTGAGCTCACCGCAACTGCGGAGGATTTCACTTTGATGAATTTCATCGCTGCGACGCCATACTCATACACCACATGAGTATGTATGTGAACACATAAATATGTTTGCCCCAATTTTGATAAGATATGGCCGGTTAGGTTACTTGTGGTTCCCTTAAACCTGGAAAGCTTATCAAACACCCACAATTGTTCCATCATGTTATTGTCCTTTTATTGGAGGACCATGATGAGGAGGAACGAGCGAGAAGACGCTATATAAAATACGACGCTCCGGCGTTCTCCTTCAATCTTTATAACGTCGGAGCCTCTTGGCTTTCGTTCCC